TTCCTGTCGATAAAAGACCCGAGGTGGAAAGACTTTCATTTCAAGTGGGATGCATCGATAAAGGGTCGGATAAGGGATTGGCTCAGACAGAACAACCCTGAAGACCTAGACGTTTACTTTTGTCCGTTGCCCTTCCGGAAACCAGAGAGGTTGGCCAAGTATGTTAAACCGGTCAACCTGCTTTGGTCCGATGTGGATGATGGCGACCCCAAGAAGTTAAGACCGACTGTACTCTGGGAATCAAGCCCAGGTAGACATCATGCTCTGTGGTTCATTAAGGAAAAGATGAATGCGGAGGATGCCTCACAACTTAACCGTTCCCTGACGTATTACCTGGGAGCAGATAAGGGTGGTTGGGACCTGTCACAGGTTCTCCGTGTCCCTGGCACATATAACCACAAGTACAAATCCAGGCCGATGGTTAAACTGAGTCACTGGGATAACAAGGTCTACAGTGAAGCCAGGATAGCCAACAAGGTAAAGCATCGGGCTAAGTCTAAGGTCGAGGAAGTACCCGATGACATCAACGAAATCCTCCAGGGGTATTCCTTATCGCGTGGGGTACTGAACCTCCTGCTAGGGGAAGCTGAGGAAGGGAGGCGATCTGACGTTATTTGGTACCTAGAGAATAAGCTCAGTGAAGCTGGGATGTCCCCCAACGAAATCATCCAGGTAATCAAGGGTACTGAGTGGAACAAGTACGCAGGGAGGGCTGACGAGGATCATCGGCTGAGAACTGAGCTGTCCAAGGTAATTGAGAAACAGGTTGAGAAACCCAAACCCGTAAAGAAGAAACTGCATGAGGGGTTGAAGCTAGAATCCTTCAGTGATGTGATGTCTTCCCTGCAGACTTCACCCGGTTGGCAAGTCCCTGGTTTCTGGATGCGGCGTTCTCATGGGATAGTGGCAGGGGAACCGAAGTCTTTTAAATCCACACTGGTGATGGACATGGCACTGAGCATTGCAAGTGGTGCCCCGTTCCTGGGTAAGTACCCCATCGAGGATACTGGCCCCGTTCTATATATCCAGAATGAGAACGCCCACTGGATTATGAAAGACCGGTTCGAGAAGATGCTGGTAAATAAGAACCTAGTGGGGAAGGTCAGCATCACTGATAGGAAAAACCTGTCCGTGGAGTTCCCACCGGAGATACCCTTCTATATGGTTAACCAGCAGAGCTTCATGCTGAGTAACACGGAGGACTGCGAATTCCTGGAAGAAACAATCGCCAGGATGAAACCGGAGTTAGTGGTACTCGATCCCTTATACCTGATGTTCGATGGTGACATCGGGTCAGCACAAGACCTTTTCCCCATCCTGCAATTCCTGTTGTACCTCAAGAACACATATAACTGTGGCATCTGCGTAATCCACCACTATAACAAGAGTGGGGATTCGAAGCGAGGTGGTCAGAGGATGCTGGGGTCCACCACTTTGCATGGTTGGGTTGAATCTGCTTGGTACCTCCAGGCACTACCGAACGATGGTGAGGACGACGCTGAGATCACCATGGAGAGAGAATTCCGGGGAGCTGGGTTGCATCACAAGCTGGACATCCGAATCGAGATGGGAGAACTGGGTGTGGCAGAGTACCAGGCCCAGGTGGTTGACCACATACCTAGAGAGGATTCAGGACCCAGCAAGAAAGCTGCCCCTGACACAATGATCAACGATGTACTGGGGGTACTGGCTTCCAGGACTTCTGTCACTGAGGCATACATTGGTTCTAACACGGGATATAATGTAAAGCAGGTAAGGGAAACCATTGACATGATGATTGAAAAAGGGCTCTGCTACCGAGAGTCCGGTAAAGTTCACAAGAGGAGCATGTAGTATGACTATTATTTTGGAAGGACCAGATAACGCAGGGAAGACCACACTGGGCAAGAAGCTGGCCAAGAAGTTTAACCTGGTGTTGAAGCACTCTATTCGTCCAGACAAGTCCCTGGTCGCTCATGAGATATTGAAGCACAGCAGGGATCAACTGCTACCTAGCCGGGTTATCCAAGATCGAGTCTACGCTATCTCAGAATATGTGTATGGCACTATCATCAGGGGGAAGACTGCCCTGGGTCCTTTCCACGCTCAGGCACTCCGCGACCTGTACTCCAGGGATCACCTGATCATCTACTGCCGACCCTCCATGAAAACCATCTTGAACAACCGGGGAAGGGATCAGATGGAGGGGGTTCTGGATCATCACGAAGCTATTGTTAATGAATACGATGAGGTGATGGTAGATATCAACCGGTATTCCAACAACGGGGTTATCAGTTATGACTGGGAGGTCATGCCATTTGATTACATCGCTGAGAGGGTAGCTGCTCACCTTTCAATGGTGGATTCTCGAGAGAGCAGCATCCAATACCTAATGGAGTTTAAGCATGCAGAACCACAAGAGAGTTGAAGATTTCAATAAACTGGTACTAGGTATCGAGCCCCGTGACCTGGGCATGATGAGCCCTGATGAGTTCCGGCTGTCGATGACACAACTCAGGGAGGAGATCAGGGAAATCGAGGAAGCCTATGAAAAGGGTAACCTGGTAGGTGTGGTAGATGGCCTGATTGATTTGGACTATTTCCACAAGGGGGTTATCTACAAGCATGGGATCAACTACGCGATCTACAACATGCTGTTCGGACAGGTCCACGAGTGCAACATGACCAAGAAGAAAGGGGTTAAGGAATCCCGCCAGGGTTTCGGTAATGCAGCTGATGCTATTAAGCCACAGGGATGGGTACCGCCCGAAACCAAAATATATGAGACACTGAAGGCCGTAGCTTATGACCACCCTGACATCTCTTCCATTGGCCTTATCCCTCCAGATAAGGATTGAGGTAATCGACGAGCAGATAATACTGTTCGAAGGGTACATCAAGAAGATGCCGGTTCATAGGGAGTATTATGAATCGGTCATCATCCACCTGGATGCTATGAAGGATGGGCTCCTCCATAAGCTGAAACAAATAGAAGCCCAACAGGAGTCACAATGCAACACACTGAACTAGAGCTAGAGTGGGCTGAGTTCGTAAAGAAGTTGGCCTGCACTAAGCCTGAGGCCTATGTCCAGATCAGGAAGGTATTTCGTGATGTGACCTGGGAAGTTCCATTCGATAAATTCGACGGGGTATCACTGAAGCCTGAGAGCCTGGGGTATGCTCCAGGGGACAGCAAAATGCGACAGCTGAAAAGAAACTACCTGTCAGTAGAAGAACTGGAGAAAGCCAGGGATTCCCTAATTGAAAGGCAGTCTAAGCAGCAGTCATCTATAACGGCCCGGTTCGGTAATATGGCTAAGGACTCCAGGTCACAGGGGTTCTGCATGCAAACCATCACACTGAGCCACATCAGTAAGCCAGAACCAGGACACCCCCAGTTTGTAGTGGAGCTTTACTATCGCAGCACTGAGGTTGGCCAGAAGTTCTTTGCTGATCTGGCCTTTCTGGATGAAGTGATCTTCCCCATCCTGCTGGAAGGATTACCCAAACCTGATGTGATCCGGTTTAAGTTTTCTACCCTGTATCTCAGCTCTATGTTTTTACCTATCTTCTTCCAAGTGGTTAATACCAGGGAGACGATGGAATCCATCCAGAAGTTCGACAACAAATGGTACACCCGTTGTGTCAGGGTAGCAGTCGAGAAATGGATGGTGGAAGAATGTGGGTATAATTACAGGACCAGGGCTAAGATGCATGACCTCTTCAGGAAGTACGTCTTTCCCAACCTGAGTAAATCAGATATCAAACGCATTAAGGAGATCACAAAGAAATGAGCCACTTCCAAGATGTTAGTCAGGCCGTCGGGGTTATCCAGGCCACAATGAGGGATGCTGGTCAACTGGTTCACACTGAGCGTTGGCAATCCTGGGATATTAAAGACCGGCCGGAGGCCCAGATGGTTGAGGTACTCCACCAGTCCTTCTCCTGTCCCATACCAGGACTTGAACCCAAAGAAATGGCCAGCCGGATCGGGGCCAATATGCCCTGGGCTGAGGATCACTTCCAGGAGAGAGTCTGTGGATTCCCCCTGAACCCTGGGAAAGAGTGGAGGAACTGGCCCTGGGGTGGTCACGCAGATAAGCATCGTGATGGGGAACTGTTCAACCACAACTACATGGAACGGTACTGGCCCAAGTGTGCTGGGTACACGATGCAGCCTACTGAGGACCCTGAGGACTTTATCAATAAGAACCCGGCCACTGTCCCTATCAGGAATGGCATCAGGGCCCGCTACGGTGACCTACAGGACGTGATCGATCTGCTAGCTGATGAACCCCTCACCCGTCAGGCTTACCTGCCTGTATGGTTCCCTGAGGACACTGGGGCTCAGAACACTGGCCGGAAACCCTGTACCCTGGGATACCACTTCATCATGAGGAACGGGAAGCTCGACATAGTCTACTACATCCGGAGCTGTGATCTGTTCCGACACTTTCATGATGATGTGTTCCTGACCATGAGGTTGGCCCAATGGGTACTGGACCAATGCTTCATGAAGAATCACGAGGTGTGGGGTAAGGTGAAGCTAGGAAATATGCACATGCATATAACCAGCCTCCACATGTTTATCAACGATTATGTGGTCATGTTTAAAAGGAGACCCCGGTGAGAATCTCACGAGATCAGATGCTACTACTCTGGGCTCACGTTGCAGCTGCCAGGGGAACTTGTAACAGGCTTAAGGTGGGAGCTGTTATCAGCTTTGAATCAAGGCCTGTTTCGGCAGGGTATAATGGGGCTCCTCCTGGGAAGCCTCATTGTGACAGCAGCTGCAATGAATCCAAGCCTTGCACTAATACTATCCACGCAGAGGAGAATGCTATCAAGTGGGCCAGGACTTTTGGGATCGATCCAAAAGGATCTACCATCTACCTGACAGATAGTCCCTGCAATGCCTGCGCTGAACTAATCATCGATGCTGGTATATCCCGAGTTGTTTTTGATAGAATGTACCGGGATCAAAGACCTGTAGCTAAACTGCATAACCATGGTGTGGAGGTAGAGCAATGTCCAGTCAACCCTGTGATAAGTGTGATCTTGCACAATTTGCTAACCATACTTGCATCGGCGGAGTAGGTAACAAAAAAGCAAAGATAATGATAGTGGGGGATAACCCTAACTACTTCGAAGATAACAAGGGGGAGTATGGCCATGGGAATCCCCATAAGCTGCTCCTTGATTTGTTGCATGCCTCAGGGATAGAATACGAAGACTGCTACTACACCCCCGCGGTTAAATGTCGTAAAGGGGAAAAGGGTAAGGTCTCTGCCACACAACTCAAGGAGTGTAAGACTTATCTCCAAGCTGAGCTGGAAAGGGTCCAACCCGAGTGGGTTATCACGATGGGTTCAACTGCCCTGAAGGCACTCACCAATAAAGCTAAGATCACGGAGATACACGGAAACCCTATCGATCACAAGATGGGGTTCACTGTCCTACCTACATTCCACCCATCCATGTCCCTCCGTGATCCCCGATTCTGGGATAGGATCAACACTGACTTCCGACGGTTTGGTAAGATCATCAACGGGGAACCCCTGACACAACACAAACTAAACCTCACCCGAGTACTCACGACAGGGGCGCTACAGGAAGTTATACGGGCCATTAAGAAATCCAAAGTAGTGGCATTCGACCTGGAAACTACCGGCCTGGAAATGCGACTCAGAACGTCAGGGATAGGTCAAACGGTCATAGCCACATTTCGACAGGAATTTGTTATTGATCACGAGTGCTTCACTCAGTGGGAGATGGAGAAATTCCATCACCGGGTCTGCCGTCTACTGAAGGGTAAAACAGTCCTGGCTCAGAATGGCAAATTCGATAACCTGTGGCTCTATTATATGTATGGGGTCAGGTTCCCACTCACCTTCGATACCATGCTAGCCTCCCATCTCCTGGATGAGAATTCACCCAACGGGCTTAAAACCAATGCTAGAACCATCCTGGACATGGAGGACTGGGAAGTTAGCGTTGATATTAAGAAGGGGATAGTGGAACCCAAGAAGGTTCAGATAGCCGATGCTAAAAGGGAGCTGAGGGCTCAGGGTTTAAAGGGGGCTATGTTGGATGATGCCCTGGAGCAGTGGATCAAGGAAAAAATCCAGGAGAACAAACAGAGACGAGCTGAGTACGCAGCATGGGATGGATACGCCACAGTTAGACTGTACAAGCATTTCAAAAGACAGCTGGCTGAGGACCCCGACTTGGAGAACCTGTTCTATCGGATGGTAATGCCAGTAGCCAGGGCTTATGAGCAGGTAGAAATAAACGGGGTACATGTTGACCTGGAGAGAATGCGGGAAAACGAGAAGGTACTTATTCGACGTATCCGCCGTATCTCTAAATCACTTAACCGAATGGCCAAGCCCTATGTGGACACGGCCACTATGAATTGGAATTCGGCTAAGGATGTAAACCACCTGCTGTTCGATAAGATGAACCTGGTTCCTGCTGGGCTGACGGATAAGGGAGCTCCATCCACAGCAGAGGACAACCTGGTCAAAATGAAAGATCAGCACAGGGTTGTTTCAAAGCTATTGGAATACCGAGGAGCATTTAAGCAGTGGTCAGGGTTTATCGAGGGTTGGAAGAAACGGATGATCGACGGGAAGCTATACCCCTCGTATAAGATCGCCGGTACAGTGACAGGTAGACCCTCCTGCTCAAACCCTAATCTACAACAGGTTCCCCGAGACCCCTTCATCAGGAGCCTTATCGGTGCCCCTGAGGGCTATGTATTCTTCGAGGTAGATTACTCCCAGGTAGAGCTCCGTGTGGCTGCTGTAGTGGCTAACGAACCCACCATGCTCCAGATATTCCGGACGGGGGGTGACATACACGAAGCCACATACCAGATGGTGATGGGAATAAGCACTGAGGAAGCAGTAGCTCACATCACTGACCCAGCCGAAAAGAAAACCCAGCTCAAGGAGGAACGTAAGAAAGCTAAGGCGATTAACTTCGGGTTTATCTACGGGATGGGTTGGAAGAAGTTCAGGGAATACGCCGAAGCCAAATACGGTCTGGTAGTAAATGATCACGAGGCTAAGGCAATGCGGAAGCGATTCTTCGAGACTTATCCTGGTCTGGTCGAGTGGCACAAACGGCAGCGTAGGATCGTCAGGAATATGGGAGAGGTCAGGACATTCACCGGACGGGTCAGACACCTTCCACAAATTGATTCTCCTGACCAGGGTCTCGCGGCTGAAGCTGAACGGAACGCTATCAACTCCCCTGTTCAGGGATTCGGGGCTGAGATGATTCTGATGTCCCTGGTGGAGGTTAACGAGTACTTCCAAAATGATATAGTGAAGCTGGGGGGAACAATCCACGATGCTATGGTTGGGATAGTCAAGAAGGAATACGCACTCGAGGCTATGTCCAGGATTAAGACCATCATGGAATCCCCGAGAATCATGAAAGAGTTCGGGATTGAATTACCCCTACCAATCATCGCAGATGTGACTCTAGGTAACTGGGGGGTAGGTAAGGAATACGATCCTGAAGAACTCCCTGAACCACTGGAGCTAAAACATGCCGCGTAAACTGTCCAGGTTTTATCTGAAGCAACATGACCCTCTATGGATATTCAAGGTCAAAGGTAGGGGGGCTAGGAAAGTCTTTTTGGAGATGGGATGTGAAGAGATCAGCAAGAAAGAATACGACTCCTATGAAAAGAAAGGCAAGCAGGATGTGGTATCTGCACCACGCAGAAAGCGAAAGCGTGTTAAAGACCACAAATCCAAAGCTTAGGGACAGGTGTTTGGATGATGGATGTGATATGATAGACAGTGACACTTACCACACACTCTTGGTGAAATATGGGCAAGCTGATATATAAAACATCTCACAGCAAGACCAAGCTAGCAAGACGGTGTCTCAAAGCTTACAAGTACAAATACATCCTTAAGCTCAGGAAACGAGTTAAGAGTAGACCACTGCTGGTAGGAAGCTTGGTACATGAGTGCCTGGAGTCCTACTTCCGTCATGGGTATTACATGCCGGTGATCAAGGAGTGGAGGGCTAAGGAGTTTAAAAAGATGTTCAAGGAGGAGCAGGCACTCCATGGAGATATCATCCCGTTGGTGAAGACACTGGTCAGGGGATACATCAAGGACTGGAAAGATCGGAACTGGGAGATGATGTGGGTAGAGAAAGAATTCGAAGTCGAGGTAGCTCCTGGCATCGTCCTGGTGGGTAAGATAGATGGACGGGCTAAGGATAACCGGGGCAGGCAGTGGCTAGTGGAGCACAAGACCTGTAAGAAAATGCCGGGGGAGGAGATGCGACTTAACGACATCCAGATACTTGTCTACGCCGGGGTACTCCCGATGATCGATGAAGACCCGGTCTCCGGGGTTATCTGGGATTACGTCAGAACCAAGCTCCCAGCTAAACCTGAGCTCCTGGCTAAAGGGGGATTGTCCAAGAGGAAGAATATCGATACCACAAAGGAAGTATACCTGAGGGAAATAAAGAAACACGGTTATGACCCCGAGGGATATGAAGACATCCTGGAGGAGTTGGATTCCAGGAAGGATTCATTCTACCGTGAGGTGAAGCTCCCAATCAAACAGCAGATGGTCAACACTGCCTTGCAGGAACTGATCATTACTGCAGAGATGGTGAAGGAGTTGGAAAGGGATTATTATGAAACCGGAGCAGACTGGTTCGTAAGGAATCTCACAAGGGACTGTTCATGGTGTGACTACCAACCATTATGTCATGCCGAATTCAGGGGAGACGATACTGAGTATCTTCTCAAGCATGATTATCTGAGGAAAGAAAATGCCGAGGAAAAAGTCGAGCTCGATCTTGAACCGGGCTAAACCCATCCAGGAGACCGATCGGGGAATGACCGCCCTGTTCTATGGTCGAAGTGGAACGGGTAAAACCACACTGCTAGGAACCTTCCCCAAACCGATGCTGATTCTGGACATCGGGGAGAAGGGTACTGACTCCATCATGGACGTAGATGGGATCAACGTCATCAAGCTGGATACCTGGGCTGATTTTGAGGAGGTGTACTGGGAACTGTCAGACACTGAGCACGGGTACAAATCAGTTGGTGTGGATGCAGTGCACTCACTCCAGACCCTGGCTCTTAAGGAAGCCAAGGCTCAGGCGAATAAGAAACCTGAGGATCAAACCAGCCAGAAAGACTTTGGCCAGGCTAGCGGCCTCCTGAACACCTGGATCAACCACTATGGAGACCTGAGTGAATCCGGGCTCAATGTGGTGTTCCTGGCACATGACAAAGTGACTGAGGTGGATACGGAAGATGATGCTGATGTGATCATGCCTGAGGTAGGACCCAGGATGATGCCTTCGGTATCCTCTACGCTATTGGGTGGGGTCAATGTGGTTGGCCACACTTTCATTCGAGAGGAAATCACTAAGCCCCGGAAGGCTGGTGATAAACCCACCAGGAAGGTGGAATACTGTTTGCGTATTGGACCCCATGGGTATTACGCAACAAAGATTCGCAGACCCAAATCATTTTCCATTCCGGAGTATATCGTTGACCCGACTTATGGTAAATTGAGGGATGTGATCCAGGGGAAGGCAAACACGCCTTCTGTTTCACGCAAAACCAAACGCGTAATTAAGAGGAAATAAAACATGGCACGTACAAGCCGAGCTAAATCCCGCAAGACCAATTCAGTAAAAGTCGATTTTACTGGTGTTGAATCGTCCGGCAAGTTGGAAGCTGGTCGCCAGCTCCTGACAGTGGATGGCGTACCTGAGCTGAAGACCTCAGAAAACAGTGGTAACGACTACATCAACTGGAAGCTGAAGGGCGAAGGTGGCACTGTCTACCACACAACCTCCCTGCAACCTCAAGCACTGTGGAATCTCCGTAACCTGCTCGAAGCTATGGGACAGGAAGTCCCCGATGGGGCATTGGACCTGGACCTGGATGACTACGACGGTATGGAGCTTGGTGCTGAGATCGACCACGAAACTTACCAGGGCAAGAAGAAGCCGGTAGTGGTTGATCTGTTCCCCCTGGATGAACTGGACGGCGAAGAAGCCGAAGGGGAAGAAGAGGAAGAACCTGAGGAGGAAGAAGAGTCCGAGCTGACCCTGGAGGACCTCGAGGAGATGAGTAAGGAGGAACTCCTGGAACTGGCTGAGGAAGAGGAAATCAAGGTTCCTGTGAAGGTGAAGCGCAGTGAAGCTAAACTGCGGGAACTCCTGGCTGACAAGCTGGGCCTCGAAGCTGAAGGGGAAGAAGAGCCCGAGGAGGAGGAAGAAGAGCCTGCCAAGCCGGCTCGGAAATCCCGTCGGAAAACCGGGACCAAGGAAATCAAAAAGGGTTCCCAGGTAACATTCGAAGATGACGGCGAAGAGCTGGACGGCAAGGTCAAATCTGTGAACAAGTCCGAAGGGTTCGCAGTGATCGATGTCGACGGCGAGGAGTGGGAAGTCGAACTCGAAGACATCCAAGTGAAGTAAGCCTCCCCTGGGCTAGACCCGCAGTGGGTCGGTGGTCGGACTTCGGTCCGGCCATTTTTTTGAAGGAAATCTTCAAACTTTCATTTACAGGTCCCTTGAGTCTTGGTAAGATAGCTACATACTCAACTGAAACACCGAAGGGGAAACGACATGAAAAAGGTATATCACGTACTGAACGACTACTCACTGGAGGAACTAAACCAAGAAGAGTATGCCAACTGGGAAAAAACAAAGCAGGGGCTCAAGGAAAGGATTGGTAAGGTAAACTATGGGAAGGCCAAGATGTACCGTAACCGCTACAACGAACTGGTATACGTTTCTCCTGACCACTTCGAAGACCTGGAAGGATACCAGCTCTGAGGGCTCCGGCCCTCACTTTCTTCAAAGTTTTCATTTACAGCCTCAAGGCACTTTGGTAAACTAGAACTGTACCCAATAACACTGATAAGGAATACTGACATGACAAACCTCAACGCTGCACAAGTTAAGCAAATCGCCAAAGAACTGAAAGTTAAAAACTGGTGGAACAAGAAGCGGGCCGATCTGGTCACTGAAATCGCCACCATCAAGGGCTGGGAAGGTGAAACCCCTGAGGTAATCGAATACCTGCTGGCCGGAGGTGAAATCAAGCAACTGCCTTACGGCCCTGAGAACAAGCCGGAGATTCGTCACCAGGAGTCAGCAGGTAAGCCGGCCCGGCGGAAGCCTACCAAGCGGAAGGCCCCGAAGAAGGAGAAGGCCCCGAAGGCCCCGAAGGAAGATGTGGTTTCCCTGAAGGATATTTGCACTGAGCTGGGCATCGAGGGACGGATCGCACGCCGGAAACTGCGGACCTCTGACATCGAGAAACCTGGCAAGCAGTGGGAGTGGACTCCTGGTCACGAAGACATCCAAAAAATCAAGGACCTGCTGACCAAATAAACGAGGGGCTCTGCCCCTCCCTTTTCCGGGGAGACTGACATGGCTAGAATCACTAAAAAATCCGTAGGCAAATCCGAGCAGTACCTGAACCACAAAGAGAAGGCCCAATCACTGGGGGAGAAGGCGGACTGTGCAGTGAGGGCTATAGCTGTAGCCTGCAACGTTCCCTACGAGACTGCTCACTCCAAGCTTTGTGAACTGGGCCGGAGACACGGCAGTGCCACACACACCGCTGAGATCAGGTCTGCCATCTGTGAACTGGGAGGACGGGTTCAGGAATATAGCTTCAAGCAGTATCGGGAGATGGTGGCTCAGTACCCTGGTAAGCACTGCATGAAGCAATATATCACCACCCACCATCCGGACAGGTTTCCTGGGGTGTGGAAGAACGGGAAGACCTACTTGTTCTTTACCAGGGGACACGTTCTCTGCATCAAGGATGGTGTCAACCACGACTGGACAAGAGGCCGGTCAATGAAGGTAACCCACATCTGGGAGATATCATGAGGTTTTCCCCGAAGATCAAAAGAGGAAAGGGTGGGGGAGTCGAAATCCGGCTCTCCCTTTCTTTTACCCCGGAAGAAGTCAAGGTCCTGGACAGGCTACCCGATGACCCGGACATCAATTTCAATAACCTCCGCTGTGAGGGAGACCAGGATGCCAAGGTGGACTTCTACCTGTGTCAGCTGAGGATAATCTGCCACTGGGTAGCCATGTGGTATAATGATGACCTAGTAAAAAATCACTGGCACCGTTGGAAAATGGCGAGAGAGGCAAAGCTTAATGATTCTGGACGTCGGAAAGAAAAAAGGGTTCGTGCTAAGAGGAAGTCCCGCCGAGCTTAGGAAAGTATCCCACTTACCAGGGGCCAGTTACCGAACTAAGGAGGAAGTGGTCAGGATGCCTGAGTCCCTGGCCAGCTGGAAGACCCTCAGAGCCCTGGAATTCGAAAGGGTACTTACCCCTGCGGTTGATAAAATGGAGCAGCTTAAGGCTCTCTACAGGAGCCACAGGAGGGAGGTACGCAGGGCTACCAGGAGATTTAAGCATTCGGGTGAGACGGACATTCCAGTTCCACTCCGATCAGTTCCCTATTCACACCAGGTCAAAGCCTTCGGGTTTTCCTCTAGCCTGGATTCGTCTGCTCTGTTCATGGATCAGGGTACTGGAAAGACTATGGTCACGATAGCAGTAGCTGGCAAGAGATACCTGGATGACCAGGTTGCTCGAGTACTGGTAATCTGCCCCAAGGCGGTTAAACCCGTATGGCCCAGGGAGCTGTCTAAGCATGCAGACTTCGAGTACTCCGTGTCTCAGGATAAACCCCCGGGGGGAGATGGGGTTCAATTCTGGGTCACAAATTACGATCGGATCGGCAGGGAACTCAGGAGGCTCAGGAAATGGAAACCCGACTTGATCGTCCTGGACGAATCACACAAGATAAAGAACCGGAAGGCTGCCAGGACCAAAGCAGTAATCGCGCTTGGGGCTAAAACACCATACAAGGTTTTGATGTCAGGAACCCCATTCGGTAAGTGCATCTCGGAGGTGTGGTCTCAGTTCAAGTTCCTCAACAAAGATATCTTCGGTTCCAACTACACTTTGTTCAAAGATAACTACCTGGTCATGGGTGGGTACATGAACTACCAGGTTGTCGATTATCAGAATGAGGATGAGTTTGCTGATAAGCTCCACTCGGTATCATTTAGGGTTAAGAAAGAAGAATGCTTGGATTTACCACCGGTGAATTATCAAAAGCTTTATGTGGAGCCAGATGCTAAAACCAAGAAGATATATAAACAATTCGAAGATCACTTATATGCCGAAATCGATGACTTCGAGATAAGTGTCCTGGGGGCAGCTCAGAAACAAATGAAATTGAGACAGATGTCAGGGGGTTCAGTTAAAACCGATACTCTTGACATGGCACACATCTCGGATCAGAAACTAACGGTTCTTAAAGATTTCATGGAGGATAGGGTTAATGAAAAAACCCTGATCTTCTTCTCGTTCACTCACGAAATAAAGATGGCATCAAAGATGCTAGATTCCCTGGGGATAAAATACCTGACCCTCCAGGGTTCCACACCAGAAAGTGAGCGAGAAGTTTTTGAGGACCGCTTCCAGGATGACCCCAGTGTGGGGGCTGCCCTTATCCAAGTGGCAACGGGGGCTGAGGGGATGACCCTGACTGCCGCTGACGTGTCAGTCTTTTATTCCCCATCCTTTTCCTACATAGGGTTTTCCCAAGCAAAAGATAGGTTTAACCGTATCGGGCAGCTAAGGCCCATGACTATTCTCTTCATAATTATGAGGGGAACCGTGGACGAACGAGTTGTTGATGTTCTAGAATGCAATGGTCAACTCACTGACAACTACCTCGAACAGAAACGAGATTACAACGTAGGAGATTTACAAATGGCTAAAGTAGAAGGTTACAAAGCAGCTGATCTGGCAGAAGAACTGGGTATCTCCGCAGCTGATCTGCGCAAACACCTCCGTGCACTGAAAATCGAGAAGCCGGAAGCTGGCTGGGTATGGCCCAAGAAAACTGACGCCAGCCTCAAGGAAATCCGGACAGCGGTGAAGAACCGGATCAAGGAGCTGGCGGATAAGCCGGCGAAGGAAACCAAGGCCCCGGCCAAGAAGACCGCTGCCAAGAAGACCACAAAGAAAACTGCCAAACCGGCTGAGGAGGACTCCACGGAGGAAAGCCCAAAGCCGAAGGCAAAGACTCGCAGCCGGAAAGCGAAGAAGCCTGCCGAAGCCGAGTAAAATATCGGGTTAGGAAACAGGCCCTCTTCTCAACAGTAGTTTTATATGTCGACGGGAAACCCGTAGCAAGAACAACTGTAAACGACGTGGAGAGGGCCAAGCGGGAGTTATTCTACAACTACTTCCACTTACCTAACCCTGATAAGCATAATCTGACCCAGAAGAAGAAATGGGGAAAGAAAAGGAAAAGGGGGCGATAAGCTCCCTTTTTTATTGAGGTGAATATGACTGAAGCTGATCTCTTTAAAAAACTCAAAAGAGCTACTCCTGGTTTCCACTGGCAACGACACGAGGACAAGCTAGTGAGTGGGATACCCGATTGTTCATTCGGAGCCGAGCAGAAAGGCGGATGGGTAGAACTAAAAGCATATAAGTGCTGGCCCCAGGATGAAGATAATCCCCTGAGCTTTCACAACCTGAAACCGGAGCAGCGTAACTGGGCTATGGCCAGGGGTAAAGCACAGGGCTCAGTGTGGTTCCTTGTGGCAGTCGGTAAGGACTGGTTCCTGATTTCCTGGAAGTACGCACGCAGGTTGGGGCGGATGACCCATAGCGAGCTTCTCAGGGCCTCTGACATCCATGGCTCCGGGGCTATCAGTAAGTCCATCAGTGGAGTATTGCTCAAGAGTTAAACTTTGATATGATTGGGGTCAGGAGGTAACCACAATGACCCGAATAAACGTAGTACCTGAAGACACTCTTACCAACAAGCATCTCTCTGGCGAGTTCCATGAAATCAGCCGGGTCTTCAACCTGGTTCGTAAAGCCATCGCCAGGGATACCCCCGTAGTCATTCCTAAGTATTATCTCCTGGGCCGGGGTCACGTCACATTCTTCTACGACAAGCTGGGGTATATCTCTGAGCGATACCTCCGTCTCGGCCTGGAGCTTTCCTATCGAGCTTATTCCTCTGGTAGGGTCAGCAGTGTTAACATCGCTCAGGTTCTGAATCTTATCGAGCAAGCACGTAACGATATACCTGATGTCTGGTGGGGGGAATACACGCCCACACAACATGCTATCGATATTAACCGGAAACGTCTGAGGGAAAGGTCATGATTAGGTTTATCCTGATAGTCTCACTATTAATTTTGTATTTTCATTTAGTCGAGGAGCAAGAACTTGAAACACATCACAATGGTCGAACTGAAGAAGCAAGCCAGACGGAAAGCCAGACGAACTCCAACAGTCGTCAATAAGAAAGCGTTGGGTATGGTTAGTAAGGCTTGTGAGAAATGGGGAGAACACGTGGCTATCTACCAGGACTCAGATACCCGGAGACACATAGCTGATGCTGTGGCCCATAGGCTTCATATATCTCATGGAGTGGTCAGGAACCAGATGGATATTTTTCATAGGATGGCGGATTATGACCAAGGCCCAAACAATCTCGATGTGGAAGAGTAAACTATCCACTAATCTTGGCTGGTCAGTAAGAGGACTGCTGGCTGTATATAAAAACCAAACCGATGAGGAGAAATCTAGTAAGGCCACACTGAGTAGTAATGGTTTAGGGTTCACTGGGTACGATGCGGATGTTCTGACAGAGATAGCTGAGTGCTACCAGAAGACCGGATGCCTGAACCATGTACAGAAGATGATCCTCTTCCGGAGGATGCCCAAATACGCGGGTCAACTTTATAAACAGTATGGAGAAAAGAAATGAAGCATGCATTCTTGGACGTAGAAGCATTCCGGTTGAAGAAACCCTGGGTGGCACCACTCTGCAATGTGGCAGCAGTGATCTTCGATGAGAAGGCTGAGGTGAGGGGATCGATAGATCTCTATGTCCACCCTGATCAGTTCCCAGAGTTCAGCAGTGCGGAACAGTCAACCGTTGATTGGTGGCAGAGCCAGCCGAAGTATAACGACCTGATGAATCGGATGAAGATGCTGGGGGACTTCCCTTCGGAAGTAATGAAGAACCTAAGCTTTTGCTTGGAGGGGGTAGAAGCATTCTGGTTTGCCGGTCCTCAGTATGACCAGATAATGCTTGAGGCTTACTTTGATGCTTTCGGGATGAGGTACCCCTGGAAGTATAACCAGGCCCGGGACTTCCGGACTATTCGGAAACAGTACCCTGAGATAATGGATACCATTCCCCCTAACCCGAATGCCCACCTGGCTATTGAGGATTGCTTGTACGACGTATCCCGGCTAAAAGCTATCTCGGATACTCTGGGAACGACCTGGAAGTAGCTCCTGAGGTCAGCTGAGGCTGGGTTTAAGGGGTCGGGGGTATATTACCCTACCGGCCCCTTATTTTTGACCCCTTCAGGACGGCCAGGGGAACCCAGGAAGCTCAGATACCAGTTCCTCAGCAGTGGGTACTGACTGAGAACCCGACATCACAGCATCCAATCGCTGATAGCAGTACTCCCAAACCTGGTCACGCCACTCCACACCTGCCTGGCCCTCAGCCTGGAATCGGCTGTTCTGGGATGTAGCATAAGTGCAGAGACTCATGATATTGTCGTAGTTCCTTTCTCGAGCAGTATCATCCAGGTGTTTCTGTACCGCTCCCACCAGATGACTCCTCAGTGCCTCCTGCTGTTCCTGCTGTTTCTGTTCCAGTGTTTTCACCGTTGCTTCCTGAATCCAGCTCATCTTCTACCTCGTCGTATGGGGGGAGTTCAATCGGGCCATCCACATTCACTTCGATGGGGACTGGGAACCGAGTTATTTCTGGAGCTCTAGGGCCGTGTGGAAGCCTCAGGGTTAATTCATAATCAGACCCCGTGCGTGACACTTGACCCAGTACCGGATGTTCTGCTGTGGCTCCATCAGGGAGTTCTGACAGGTCGTAGTCTATGCCGTCTACGGTCAGCACGGGTGCTGCGTAAGATACTTTCGGCTGCGGCTCGTCAGAGCGTACCGGCGATAGGTTAATTGTAAGCATTAGAACCACCTCCCGATTGTCACGATTTTAAAATCCACCGGGTTGGTAGTTGACGTAGCCCTATAGACCCTCAGGTACAAGGACGAAGAGGGGTGACTCAAACAACCAGCCCAATAGGTTTCATTACTGAAGGTTACGTAAGATCCCACGGGGGTAGCGCTCACAAAGGTGGCTGGTTGAGGAAACGGGCCCAAAAGCGCGCTATTGAAAATAGAGCCGACAGCACTGTCTACCGGTCCGGACGACCTTACGACGGTTACGCATATCAAAGTCCCATCAGCAAATTTTGTATACTCGCCGTTAGCGTTCGACCCCCGCTCGATAATAGCCCCGGTGGGTACGCCGCCGGACTGGGAGACGGTGCCGAGGATGTTCTTCTGAGAGTATTGCTGAAACCACTGGCCCCATGAACCGTCCTGGTACGTCCTCACGTAGGAACGGTTCTGTAATGAAAACGTGCCAGAAACCTCACTCCAGATTTGTAAAGCAGATCCGGCGTTTTCTCGAAAAACTTGTAAGACACCATAGTTGTTGACTGATGGTCTACTTCCGGTCGCTTGGTTGTTAATGAAGTAGGTTCCGGTAGCCAAGGAGTTATCATCAAATGACTCCCCAGACCCGATAACAAAATCGGCCATATCTGCTCCGAGGCCGTATTGTCTTATCAGTTCATTTAAAGACCTTTGACTCAACCCATCTGCTATTTGTCTACTCATGCTGTCAGTACCTCCAATTCAGAAGCGGAAAGGGCGCGGGGGATGAACACAACCCTCCTGTATATTTTGTTACTAACCGTATACCCGGCAAAATCGAGAATCGCATTAACCAAAAGGTTGCCATTGTGCGGCCCTGAGTTGGTAGACCCCGCTACTGCTAGTATCCGGCTGTCAGGAGTTAGCGAGATTGCCATCTTAACGCCAGAGGTATAGCTTTCCCCGGCGGGGAGTGGCAGCGACACGACGTTGTCGCCGTCGAAACTGAACAGGCTATTTGTCGACCCCGGCGCATAGAAATACCTTCGTATAGAGCCGTTGTCGAGAAACGAGAACGTATCCTCTTGTTCTGCTATAAGCGACCCCTCCACAAATAGAGTGCCTTCAGATTGACTCCACTCAGCACCAAGTGTTCGGGTGCAGGCGTCTGCAATTCGGCTGGTAATGGAACCCTGAGTTTTTATGTAGCTCGTCGGGAAAAGGCCCTGCTCAATCTGCGCGCCCCAGAAGTAGGACGAGTCCCCCGGAGTCGCCGAGGTATTGAACGCCGGCCCGTCTAAGGCCGGATAGAGTTGGATGCGACAACTACTAGAACCCGCTGCAGAACCATAAATCCCCAGTCGATACCAACCGTTACCCCACTCCTCCAAAAGCGTTCCGCTGAGGACAAAACCACCGAAGTTGGTTTGCTCGACGATAGTGCCGGTGTCGAGGTCTAAAACTGCTCGGCCACCATTGCCGCCAAAAACTATAACGATCATCGCATAACGCGACGTGTTCTTCTTTACGAAGGCGGAGACGCAGGTCGTAGCCCCCGTGGAGATCGTGACTGTTTGACCCAGAGCCCCAGCGCTGGTCTCCCCCGCCGCTTGGATGACTTCGTCGGCGCTATTAACCCCGTCTGGTGCTATCGTTTGATTGAAGCTCACGGGCTCTAGCCGTATGCTGCTCCACGGCGACAAGTTCAGCGCTTCGCTGTAAAGGGCCTTGTTTGTCCTTTGTTCCTCAATCAACAGACCCTCACGATTGCCGACTAGCCTTTGATCCCCCGCCGCGACTTCGGTAAGCCCCCCTGTTGCATTGCGAGCCGAGGCGACCCCGGACCGGGCGTAATCCAAAATGCCGTTAAACGGGCGCTGCGTCAGGGAATCGACCGGCCCCTCGTAGACCTCGTATTTATTGTTAGCGAAATCGAAGTTAAGCGTTGCCTCGGCGAGAAGGGATTCCCTCAATCTATCTTGCTCATACCTGGTATCCAAGAGATACTGCGGGTGGGGATCAGCAGCATTCTCATGTTCAACCACAGATGCAGCTTGTAACTGGTCAATAAGCCTCATGGCTCGTGTCCAGATTGTAGCTGTTTCTATGTCCCCCTGGGATAGCTCAGGCAGATTATACTGGCTGGTGAAATCCCTGAAGATTGCATAGGCTCCGGAGTCAGATGCCCCTGACCAGCTAGCAGACAGCTTGATCTGAGTATTGCTATCTACACTAGAGACCGTGTAGGGAACTGGAACCCCGGCCAGTATAAACCCATCTCCGACTGAGACGTTAGCGAGCCAGGCAGTGCCTGACCCGGTAACGACGTTGCTGCCATTAGTAACAGCAGCCGTTCCTACTTTGTACTGAGACATATAGTCCTCCTTAGTTTAGTTTAGCCCAGGTAGAACCATTCCACCACCACAGGTCTCCATTAGAATCACTCTTAAATCCGGTTTTGCTTGACCCCGGACTACTAGTCGGAGCTGCCCCAAGCTTAGGCATCTCTATCTCGAATGACCCACCTAGAGTTCGAAGGGCCGGTCCAGTAGTAGAGGTAGCCTGTACCCCAGCTCCCTGTTGAGAAACCCCACTAACACCTGTGGCAGAATGTGATCTACCGGAGATAGCCGTCTTATTATTTCCAACTGAGGTATTACCTACAGCAACCACGGTTAGATCATTGTAGGATAGCCCTCTCCTCCCTATCCGGATAACCTCCTCGTTCTGACCACTACCATCTAGGTCATCATAAAGATTAATAACATCCAGATCAGAGTTTATAAGAACTCTCTTATTACTTCCCAGTGGACTAGTCTGGATGTCCCCCTGGACTATGATCCTTGACCCATCCCATTTTAGATAAGAATACAAGTCCCCGATATTCAGCTTGGGATCACCAGCATCATCACCAAGCCACCATCCCAGAGTGACATCATCTGAATATCCAGTCTTACCTGACCTAATGCTACCACCCGTTTGGATTTCCATGTAACCTGTGGTGATTAAACTTCCCCCAAGAGTACCACCATCAATGTTAACAGTTCCACCAAAGGTACCAGTGCCATCGAAGTAAACATTCCCTAGTTCGTCCACACCAAACTTCAGCTTATCCCCAACGGGCTGGGATGTATCCAAGGCCCAATGAAGATAAGTTGTTCCATCGATGGTGCGGGGTCCTAGTCCAGATTCGATGGTTCCACTGATGGAACGAATTAGGCCCTCAGCGGTAATTGTCTCAGTTGCGTTTAGGGTTCCAGTGGTTATCTTGGCAGCAGTTACGTTCACAATCTTTTGTGAGGGTACTGCATCATCCCCTAGATTAGCTTCTATAAAATTCCTATCAGCCTGATCTACAAGATAAGCCCAACTACTCAGTCCGGACAAGTCCACGCCAGTAAGGGTCTTCACTGAATACTCAGTGCTATATGCAGCCCCTTGACGTCCGAATTCATCAAAAGGGAGGAGTATCACGTAGTGCTGAGTCCCCTCAGAAAGCCCTGAGAGAGTGATTGTGGTGTCACTGGTAGTAACTACCGGGTCCATCGTATTAGGGTCAATAGACGGCACCTCAGACACCCATACGGATACCCCACTGTAGTCCAGGTCGTCCGGCTTGGTGTAAGAAATATCAATGGTCTTAAATCCTGGAGTAATCCTCAGTCCTTGCAGATTGCCCGGGGGCGGATTATCCACGGAAAGGGAAGCCGGTTTCTCACTAACCTGGTTTAGCCTACCCCTACAGTAAACCCTGAGTTCAAAGCTCCTCCATGCTCCAACCTGACCGGTCTTCCGTTTGTAGTCCTCCGCATTCTTCTCATAGGTATAAGTATAGTATGGATCAACTACCCACTCAGTTCTAACCAACCTCAGGGAAATACCGGTTCCGTTGTCATACTGAGCCCACACTTCAACCTGGTAATCCTTGAAGTATTGGTCCAGGTTTCCTCCTGAAGCCCCGATGTATCCCTCAGAACCTAACGGCAACCACTGATCGATTGAGGTCTTTCTCCACTCGAACTTAGCATCCTTACCAGTGAACACCGTGTCATTCCCCTGATCCAGTAGCTCCAAACCATTCACTCTAGGAGCAGGGAGGTACTTAGCTACTTCAGGATCAAAGATGTCCTGGGAATTGCTGACGGTTATCAGGGCTTGATCTGTAGTCCCTGACCGGATTCCCTGGGTAGATACCGAGGAGACACGGACTTGATACTGAGAACCATCAGCTTTAACTACAAAGCTAGCCCTCCCATCAACATCCGTTGGACCAACCGTAATCCAGTCTGGGTCACTGACCTTTTTGTACTGAACAAACGAGTGGCCATAGTTAGCATCAGCCGGAGCTGTTGTATTAACCACAACCGTGGAGACCACAGCATCGGGTGTTCTGGGTTCATAGGCTATCTCATTTAACAACAGAGATGTAGGAAGCTCAGCCGTGAACCCGTCAACCGTGTGGTTCTGGTAGTAGTAAGTAGACTTTCTACCAAGTCCAGTAATGCTTCTGATCCGGAATTGATATTCAGCATCAGTCACATTATCTAGGGAGACCTGGTTATCCTGCCAGTAGCTCGCTAGGTCAATGAAATCCCCACCACTTGAGGCCAAGCGATATTGAATCTCATAGGCATCAGCACTGGGTTGATCCAACCAAGAAATATTAAGCCTGACACGTTTGCTTCTATCAACAGACTCGTATATCTCCTCCGAGAAGTTGAGGTTAGTTGGGGATGAAATAGAAATCCCCGAGGGGATAGAAAGTGCTGGAGGAGGTGTAAGTGCAAGAGCATCACCCTCCGACCAGCTATAAATCTCAGGAGCATCTTCTCTCAGCTCCAGTTTAACCCCAGTATTGAAGGATACCTCCATCTTCTCTATCCGGAATACTTTTGGACTCCAACCAAGACGAGTATTATAAAGGTTGATCCGATCCCCTGGTGTTAACTGAAGAGCTTTGAATTTGAAGACCGCAGTACAAGACAAGCCAAATCGATTCCTTTCGATGTCGATCTTAGCTAGCCTACGTGCCAGTGTGGGGCTATTAGCAAAAGGAAAATCATAGTTCTTGCTAAGAACCTCCAGGTCCTGATTAACATAGCTGCTAATATAAAGCTCTTGAAACCCTACAGGCTTATATTCCTGATCTGGGTCAATATAAGTACCAGAAGCCACATTGTGCCGAGATGCTTTCCCTGGTCCTGGCTGGAAAGTCAGACCCCCAACGAAATCCGATTCATCCAAGTCCATAACGGGAGCTTGATAAGCACCCGGAACAATACTCCATAGTCCCTGACTATAAACCGGATAAGAAGCACCGGCTCGGCAAAGACTCTGAACAATCTCCATCGGGGATACTGCGATCTTGAAGGTACCATTAACCGTATATCTTTTCTCGGTTGTACCCACACCCGAAGCAACCAGTTCATCAGCAATGTTAGCAGCTGCAATAAAAGAAGCCTCGTCTATTTCGGAAGTGCTAGCACCAAACATCCTATCCCATACCAGAACATCTCTAACAATAAGAGCCTGGTTGTCAGTGTATCCAGTTGTTCCGGTCCTGGGATCATAGATGTCATTTTTACCTCTAACCTTAAAAGTGAATTTAGGAAGACCCACATCACCGAAGGTCTCCTTGTCAAACGCCAAAGCTATCCAAACAAAAGCCTGACCCTCCCCAATATGATCTAATGTCCAATTGGGTGGGGAGGAGTTATAGTCGTAGGAGTTATCAGTGTAGTTAGAGTTAAAGGTGGGAATCAGTGGAGCAGAACCTCGATCACCAGTGGACCTCCAACAGAAGTGGTTATTACCGGTGATGGGATTTACAATCTGATTCATCTCAGAGTTGTAGGAAGGGCCAGCTGTGGCTATAACCACACCATTAGCCCGAACCTCATCAATCTCTTCCACTTCATGTCCGGCGATGTGGTAGCACATCCAAAGAATGGTGTTATCCTTGCCATCATCCTCAATGTATATCAGCTGACCACCGACCAGGTTTTCTCCATAGATAACCAGTTGAGGTTCGGTAGATGACCGAATAGTCCTTTGTCGGTCCTGGTAGTCTTGTTCGGGAACTAGCCCCGCAGCCCACTCTTTTAATTGATCCTTGGCATATCCGTATGCCCCCAGGGTCATCACATTCAACCAAGCATTAGTCCAGTCCTCTAATGCCCCCAATGGATCGCTCAGGAAGTCCCCTGCTGAATCCACAAAGTCTTTAATAGGGTCTACTATGTAATCGTCGAACCAGCCCATTATTCGTAGAACTCCCCTTTAGGCCAGATGATCTTTTTATCAGTCACCTGGTTGACGAATTCAAAGAACTTGTCCCCGGGATACTTTGCTTGATGATCCGAGTTCATGTTCCGCTCCAGTTTCTGTCGTGACCAATCAGCCAGCCTATCCCTAATGGTGATGATGATCTGGGAGGCATCACCATAGATAAATTTCAGGTCATCGGTTTTCCCCCTGAAATAAAGCATGGTGTCGTTCCCTAATAGCTCCCCCTGGTCACTGAGCATACCCACATGAATAGTGCAGGTTCGATTTATATAGTTGGTTGACCCGGCAGAGCCCAGGTTTTCATCACTGATACCTGAGATCATAGCCTCTATCTGCTGAGGGTCTAGATCAGTGTTTTCAGAATGGGAACTGATTGACCCCAGGTTCCCCCGGCCGATGTAAGTCTTGGTACCAATGGTGAAGTCATCGGTGAGACTACAAAACAGCATAGGCTCATCGAACCCTATCTCCACAAAGAAAACGGGGCGAAATACCCCGTCATCCAATGCATCTATAATCTCTTGAGGAATTGATCTCATTAGTCTAATGCCTCCACCATCTCCAGGTCCTGAGCATAGACAACGGGTGAACTGGTATTCCACTCATTGTCATCAGCTGTAACCTTCATCTTGCAACGGGGCTCAGTTAACCGAAGAGCAGTCCCTGCTCCCACACCAACTCGGAGTGCAGGGCCAAACTCCACCGTGGCGTTTCCACTACCATCGGTTGTCACAGGGGAAACCACCTTCTTGAGCTCCCCATTTATCTCAAACCAATCTCCCGTTGCCAGGGCTTTTACCTGATTAGCATCCCATCCGCTGGTGAGAAAAGTAGTGACCCCAGCACTAACAGCAGCAGAAGTAACCGGGGAGCCAGCTGCGGTGCCGTTAGGCTGCCAATCACTGGGTACTACCCAGAAACGGCCAGCTTTACCCCTAAGGCTCACCAGGAAGCCCTGAAGCTCCCTAGCGGCTTCCCCTTCCCTTTGGGTATAAGTCCTGGTGCACTTCCACTTGGCCCCGGGCAATTCTCTGGTCTGTTCAGCCCCATTCAGGTCAGAGGAGAAGGTCTGGGTGTTATACCTGATACCCCAGCTCTCGGAATCAGGCTTTAACTCAGCTGGAAAATCTTTGATCATCCTGTTCTCCTCCCTACTGCCTTACTCATTGCTCCCCCTTGGTTAATAGCTCGGAGGACTGATTTCTCAGCGATCTTCTCGATCATCGGGGTCATCTGGAGTAACTGAGCCCTGATCTGCTTATCACTGGTTTCTTTTACCTGATACACGTTGGTGCTGTTGACGTTATAGGTATCACCCCCTGACTTACCAGACATCAGCTTCTCGGTATCTTTCCTTCCGATAACCCGGGCAGGGCCAGTAACAACCTCAGGACCAATCTCACCAGCTATACCCCACTTACCTGCGGGAATATCACCACCCTTGTCATACATCCCTGAAAAGGAGGTGGCTGCGATGGAAGCCACATTAGCTGCTGTGGACGCTGTGGCAATACCAACCGCCGGTAAGTTAGCAGGGAAAGGAGCAGATGCCCATGCTGCTTGAATGGCCTGATACATTTTCATGGTTGCATCAGCCAGGGCGAACCCTTGGGATACTGCGAAGAGTGCTTTGTAGGACTTGGACTGTTCTCCTTCAAATGTCTTGGCCAGTCCTGCCAGGGCTCCGAATGTATCTTCCCCCGATTGGAGGATAGCTGACGTCCGTTCCCGTTCCAATTCCTTGGTCTGTTCCACATAGTTCTTCTGGAGTCCGAGCAGGAGTTCCTGTCTCTGCTCTTCTGTCAGCTGTTCATTGCTGAGGATGATCTCCCGGCGTCTTTCATAAGACTCCAGCATGGCCTCCTCTTCACTGAGCAGTGACTCCCGGATTTTCTCAACTTCCTTCATCCGGTCTTCAGCGAGATCGGAATACTCCTTATCCCTCTGAGCCTTAATCCTCTCGAGCATCTTCTCTCGAGCTTCGGACTGGGCCTCAGTGTTCTCGATAACCAGCTTCTTGCGGGCCTCATAAGAATCGGCGATAGCCTGTTCCTCACTCCTCAGTGACTTGACCAGCTTGTCATATTCCTTGGCAGTGGCGGACTCAGTTTCTCCACCAGAGTCATCTCCACCAACCTTGAACTGAGCCAGCTTATCACCGCCCTCATTCTTCCTCTCCTCGTTGAGCCTTTCATAATCCTCACGGAGCTTGTCAGCAGCTCCAGACTGAGCTTCGAAAGATTGGAGAGCGGCATCCCTTTCTGACAGTACAGCGCCGATTGAATCCCTACGAGTCTGAGCCACACGTTCCGCTGATTCCTGAGCACCTTTCCAGATGTCCCCAGTCTTCTCGGAATACTCCGCGATGACCTTGTCCAGCTCCCCCCTGAAGTCGTATTCGTCAGAGAAGGGGTTCATGGAGTTGGCTATGCTCTTTCCGTAGACCTTAGCCTCAGCAGCCAGCTGATCAAACTTGAGAACGATCACGTCCAGCATGGCTTGTCCATAAGTGCTACCGTAATCAACCAGGGATGCTATCTCTACCCCGATCAACTGGATGGCAGCTCGGATGTTCTCCGGCATATCAGCGAATGCACCGATGATGAAATCCACAGCTGAAGTGGAATTCTCACTCCATTCCTCAGGGGCCTGTTCGAAGAGATCACTGATGAACTGCATCGCGTTGGATACGTTCATTGCGAACCCTGAGAACTTACCCATGATGGCATCGATATTTGCTTGGAGCTGACCACTGGCCAACTGAGCGTTGAATTCCTCCAATGCATCGATACCCAACCGGAAAGCATCTTCAATAATCTGACCAGCTCCGGCCTCGGAAATACCGAAGACCGCCTTCTCGAATTCATCCTGGAAATTACTGATGGCCCCACCCAGGGTCTCCATCTGCTTTTCCATCTGACCGGCGAACTGGGTTTCCCCAATACCCATCAGATACCCCTCTATCTCGGCGGCGTTATTCTTAACCTCAGTTGTCACCCCCTGGAAGGTAAACTTAATGGTATCGCCTTCGTTCTTAGCCCGGATACCAAATTCTTTGAGCCTCTCGAATTCTCCCGTGGCAGCGTCAGCTACAGCACCGATCATCTGGTTGAGATCTTTACCCAAAGCAGAAGCCGTATTACCGTATGACTCCATGGCCCTTTCTGATGGGGTCAGGCCTAGGTTCACCAGCATCAGGAAACCTTCTGTTGCCTGAGCCAGATCGTAGGGGGTTTGTGTAGCGAAATCCTGGATAGCCTGGAAAGCCACATCAGCCCGGTCAGCACTACCAGTAGCTGCTTCCAGGGAAGCCCTCAGCTTCTGGAAAGTAACCGTAGTAGACGTCAGCTTAGCTACCGCTGCGGTTACACCTGCGATAGTGGCAGCAGCTCCAGCCAATTTACTGAAGGCACCAGATACCCCATCCGTTGCTCTTTCCGTTTTCTTGCCCTGGGTTTCCAACCGATCCAGCTCAGAGGTGGCCTTAACCACCCCCTTGCTATCGGCCCTGATTAAGAGGCTAGCTGTTTCATTCATTGACTATCTCCCAATATACTTGGTCGAGGGAGTGGAGAACCTCAACCTCCCAGATATCTAGCTCGATTTTATTCAGGTCTGCCCAAGCCTTGAGTTCCAGGTTGGATATGGCCTGAGCATTTCCCATCTCGCAGTGCCACTTCCACAGATAGAAGAGCTCATCAGGAAACTCAGGTTTCTCCAACAAAAGACGGGGCATGACCCCCGTCGTTTTGTATACCTGCATCAAGCTGGACTTCAGGCTTTGCTTAGACCCTTTCGGTGGCTTTTGGAGCCGGTACTCCCATCGGGCGTATTTTTTGAGGAGTCCGACTCTTTCCTGAAAAAAGTCTTTCTGTCAGCCGCCCTACGGTTTATCTCGTCGGTGATCTGGGGTGCTTCCCTGAGAAGCTTCAGGACATTCTCCTCAGTGAACTCCTCGGGGAGGTTCCATCGGATAATCAGGGAAGCTACCAGCTTGAGCTTTTCTTCGTGATAGGCTTCCTCCGCTTCCTCTTCAGTAAGCTCCTTGTTCTTCTTCTTTTCGGCTAGGGTCACTGCCCGTCGTACCGACTCCCTTTCTGCTTTCTTGAAGTGGTCGGAATCAATCCCCCGGATGAATAGGCTGTACTCACTGACACTACCATCGGGAAAGAAGAGGGGTAACTCAGAACCCTCTTCAGCTTTCTCACGTGTGAAGAATTGCTCAAGCATCTTCTTAGCTCCTTTCGATAAGGATGTTGGTTTCTGAAGTGGCGTCGTAGTTGGCCGTGAAAGGCATAGCCAATGTAATGGGTCCATCACCCTGAACATCAGGTTGACCCCCAGTGTATACCACCCGGGGAATGAAGAACCGGAGGTTGTTACCAGCCACATCAGTCAGGGTGAATTCAATGTCACTGTCGGTCTCGTTAATGAACTTCTCCAACAGCGCGGTTGATTCAAAGTAAGCAGTCACCTGACCAGTTACCATGAAGCGGCTAATTGAGGGCCGGATCGTGGTCTTACTACCAACCACATACCGGGGCTCGATTCCGTTCTCAGCCGACAGCGTAATCTCAGTTACGATTCCGATCTCAGTACCACCCTCTTTGATGGTTCCTGTGAAGGAGTCGATGACCTTGGTAGTGGTCTCAGGATTGTAGGTTGAACCAGTCGGCTCGACTGAGTCGATAGTCTGATCCTTACCCACTACCCCGAAGACTGCTGTCACATTTGAGTCAGCAGCTACCGTGAGTGCCAGGGTGTTGACCTCGAGTCCGGTATACAGGAAGTAGGGTTTCTGACCTCCGGGCATGTCAGTGAAGTGACGCAGGCCGGAGAAACTTCTCCGAGTGGTTCCTGCCTTCAGCTGGTCAGTACCTACAGAGGGTGTGTCAGGTGTCCAGGTTCCACCGAAAACTGCCTCTAGGAGGCTATCCCAGGTATCGGCTGAGAGTTCACCCTGAATCTCACCAGCTACGTTGCGGGTTCCGTGACGAGTGTCACCAATTTGACGGTCGCTCCGAATCTCCTCAGACTGAAGAGTGTTCTTAGCCAAACCGAGGGTTGTACCCGTGATCCTCTGCTTATTCCAAGCAGGGGTTGTGGGCATTACCCCGTAGGAAGACTCGGGGACCAAATACAATGCGTGAAGTGCACCACCTGCCATAATCTATCTCCGTGTTCTGGCGTACCAGGTTATAGTGATAGGGCAAACGAACTTGGAGTTCCAGTTGTCGAATGTCCCCAAACCACAGTTGATGATGGTAACCGTCTGGCTACCGTATGAGCACGACTGACCAGCCAGGAAGGCTTGCCGGATCGTGTCTGCCATGGCCATCAAGGCCCCATCTCCTTCACCCACCGGGTACTTGAGAAGAATCTGCATAAACCCTCTATGTTCATCCTCACCACCTTGGCCAAGAGTAACCACTTCGGGTTCATTGAAATGAATGGTGACATCCCCCGCAGGAACCGACGTATCTTGCTCCATGTTGGGATAGTTCAAAGGTATCCCCAGACTCAAGCTTTCCAAGTAGGAGACCAGGGCTGATTTGATTTCTGATTGCATCATCTACTCCTAGCTATGGCTTGAGCTATTCGATTAACCCTCATGACGTTCTTCCTGACCATCCCCTGAGGGGCCTTGGTATGTGACCAGCCGTAGAACTCAATGGGGTAAGCGTAAGGTAGATTGTTGGTGAACCACACCGTGTCCCCGAATCGACTACCCTTGAGCACTGCATCGATCTCAGCCATTACCTCTTGTTGAGACCTGACGTCCAATTCAGAAAGCCTGGGGTTGCTTGAAGATAATTGCCAGTTTCCCCTGAGTGTTCCCTCCAGAACGGGTGTATCAAGTACGATACTCCGGAAAACTTCAAACAGGATTTGACGACGATTCCTTTCTAGCCTGGCCTTGACCTCTTTGTTAAATCCACTAAGCTGGAGGGAAAAGCTCATCATGGCCTCCGAATAAATCCCTTGTAGATTACCGTGGTCTTTCCATCCGGTTTCAACGGGGAGACATACTCGATAATCCACCAGCTGTCTTCATAGTAAATCTCCTGACCCGGTTCTAGGGGAAAGTCTAAACCCGAGGCCGAGAAGATAATGTTGTTCATCTTGGATAAAACCCTGATTCCATTCTCCCCGAGAAATCCCTCGATGGGATTGTTCTTTACTTGACCGCCAAACAATAATATCACTGCATCCACTGCTTGTACCACTGGGGTACGGGACACCGTTCCTGTTACTGGGTCGGGGGTTCCAGGATTAGGCTTCCTCACCTGGAAGCTACCCCCGTTAGATTTGATCAACCTTGCAGCTGTTCCCTGAAGTCGGATGTATTTGCTCATGCCCTCACCACACCTATCGAGAATGGGTTTCTGGAAGAGAACAGGGGACGGAGCAGCATCTCCACTTTGGGAAACCCTACAGCAGAGGTTGACGTGTCCTGGTACTCTACCTCGATGACATCCACCTTCTCCTTCTTCACAGACTGAGATGGGTTGGGGATGAGTTCTGAGGTGTAAGCTTCGATCGTTGCCTGAGCATGAGCCCTGGCCAAGTAGGAGGGAAGTGTAGTAGCAGGGTACTCGTAACCGTCGATCACCACACCTTCCCGAGGAAAAGCCAATGCTTGCAGTGGATCAACGATGTCTCCCTGGTACTGGAGCCTGAACTGCTCCATGTAATCGGTGGCCTGAATTGCGAGGGCCTCTACTTCTGCATCTGCTGTCGGAAGTGACTCGCCCCGAGCTACTGCGTATTCCCTCAGGGCTGTCACACTGTTGTAGGAGTTAGCTCCAGTAACCCCAGAGCCATCTTCAATTACCAGAGCCATCTTATTATCCTCTTGGTTGAGCAGGGTAGCGGGATACTAACCGCAGGCCCCTAGGACGGAGGGTGTAAGCCCTGCCTAATTATATCCCCCCTTTAGGGGGATAATAATAGGGCGTTCCTGGCTACTCCTGGATGTCGAAATACCGGGCCAGTGCAGTCCGCATTTTCGGGGCTGATTTCTGAGCACTGGCTGAGAATTCGAAGTCCTCCAGCCGTTCACCCATATCCAGGAGCTCATCTTTTTCCATCTTTTCCAGTACTTCCAGGGAAATTTCAATCTCTTCCCCGTCGTCCTGGTCATTTTCATCGTCTGAGGAGCCGTCAGAGGAGCTCTGGCTGGGTTCTTCGGATGTACCCTCAGGGGTACCACCATTAACCAGGGCAGAGCTGCCAGCGATCATCTCAGCGGCTTCTTCCGGATAGACCGGGTAGTCCTCGTAATTCTCGGGGATCAGACCGGCCACATAATCCGCTTGCTCGGGTTCTGACTGAGCAGCAATGTGGGATGCCCGGAACTGAGCGCCGATTGCTTTGCCAAACTCAAGTTCTTCCTGAGTGGTTTTACGACCCGTAAAATAAATGACCTTTTTCTTAGCAATCATGGTATTCTCCAAATCAGAAAAAGCAGGGGGCCGAAACCCCCTACTCTTGGTTTACCCTAATCCACAGGATTAGAGGGAAGTGACGAGTACGCCAGCCAGGTCCTTGTTGGAGGTAGAAACCCGATCCCAGTTGGCCGCGGTACCCAGGGCAGCATCAGCCGGAGACTTACCGCCAGAGGCAGTATCCCAGGTGAAGCCTTTGAGGCCCATCTGGTAAGTCCACTCGGCCTGGTAAGTACGCAGGATGTTTTCGTCACCGTTGGAGGTTTCGATGTTATCCGTGTACTCGTTACCCTGCTCAACGATAATACCGCCAGCAGCCAGACCCGCCTGGTAGTAGTGGTCAATACCTACACCACCACCATCTACCACGATCAGCTCCGGAGAGTCGGTCATGATGATCGGGCGGCCAAAGCCATCGTCTACCACCTGGACGTTACCGAAGGTGAACAGACGGTTGCTGTTAGCCAGTGCCTGGCCGTAGATATCGAAGGCAGATTTGGAGTGAACCAACCAAGCCACAATGTCCTGAGAACGGTCACCGAACTTCGCGGCACCGGACATCAGGGATTCAAGCTTCGCAGTGCTGGCAGTGCCATCATAGTTCAGCTCAGTGACGTTACCCACGGCAGCGGTGTAGGCCATGATACCAGTGTTCAGCATGTCAGCCATGGAATCCTCAGCCATCTGACGGCCGATTACAACACCGGCTTCCTCAGGAGACTTCTGAATCCACTTCAGCATGCCCGGGTTGATCTCGATCGGCGGAGTACCAGCAGCCACCTTGACAGAAGTCTGAACCAACTGGCTCAGAACCTTCTGGGCGACAGCACCGGAACCGTACGCGTTACGACGACGAACCAGACCACTGATCTTTGCCCAGATCGCTGTCTGAGAAAAATCACCCTCGTGAGCAGCAGACGTCAGAATGATGCCACCGCGGACGTTGCCATTGAATTTCTCAATAGCTTGGTCCTGGGTTTCAGTCATGGAAGTTTGAGCGTACTCTTGGAATACTGCAAGATCAGAAAGTGCCATATTTTAGCTCCAGTTTTTAAATTGCGGAGAGGGCCGGGTTAGGCGCCTGTCTCCTTTTGTGACTTGAGATAGTCAGCAACCTCTTTCGTTGAGGCCTTTGCGAAATCGGGTTTCTTGGGTGCTTGTCCACCCTGTCCACCCTGACCTCCGCCAGCACCGCTACCGGAGCCTTGACTTCCGCGAACCACGGAAGCAAAGTCGTTGTTGGACTGGAACTCAGACTTGAGCTCGTCCAAAGTCATTGGGGTCAGTTCGCCGTCAGCATCCTTGACCCGAGTAACCGCCTTACCATCCACACGTTCAACGGTAAGCCGGCTTTTCAAATGTGGCCGCAGTACGGAAGGGGAATCAGACAGCTCCGAAGCCAGACGATCAGCTACGTTATCAACCAGGAGTGTATTGAGCTCCTTGTCATAACCATCAAGCTGATCAGTCAGCTCCTTCTCACGGTCTTCAAGCTTCTTCTTCCACTTGGCCTCGAGCTTGGCTACGTCCTTATCACCACTGCCGGCTGAGTCCTGCAGGGTTTCCAGTTCTTCCTGGATACCCTTCAATTCGTCCTCCTTCTCACGGAGTTTACCTTCGGCAGCTTTACGACGTTCCTTCTCGTGTTCCTTGGCCCGCTTGAGAGCGCCAGTATCTTCACCGCCCTCAACGTTAAGGATGTATTCACCCCCATCATTCTCGGCGTATTCCTTCTTGATATCATCCGAGAGTTCGTCGTATTGGGCCTTTGTCAATTTGTATTTCATGAGCACCGCTCCTAGATTCCAGCCTCTTCAAAGGCGTTGGGTTTTAATTCCTTCATCTCGGCGAGAGTCAGGGGTTCGAAGTTTCTATCAAGCTGAAGGTCCGAAAACTCCTCAGCGGTTAATCCACCTTTCCGGAGTAGCTTAGCCCTGACAGGACCAATGGCATCATTCTGGAAAGCCACAGGTTGACGCTTGAGCCACTCGTAGTACGAGGTGTTTGCTTTCACAGGACCAAACTCGGCAGACCGAGTAGCATCCTCAGAAAACAGTTCAACAGTATCCCTGAAGTAGGGAACATGTGTTGATCGGCAGTTCGGGTGTATGGGGGGTAGTGGCCCCTTCCCGATTTTGAAGACCATCGTGTCAAGTGACCGGCACTGCTTCGAGGTCACTCCATCAAGAGTAGATACCCACTGGTACTCCTCAATGATGTCATCGTTGGCCATCCAAGTAGCTGTTCGGGCCTGAGAGGAAATGTGCTGGGTAGCAGTGCGGACCACAGTCCTAGCATCCTCCCAGTTTTTCCGAATGATCCCATCCCGATACTTCTTGGCTTTGGTTCCCCGGATAGCTCGAACAGTCTGACTGATAGTCATGCCCTGAGCTCTTGCTATCCTGATCTGGTTTTCGACCCGTTTGATCTGGCGGTTATTCAGCCCCTTTACGAAGGGGTCCAATAATTCACCAGTGGCTTGGATTGGACTTTCGAGGGCGGCTTTCCAAACTCCGGCTGCAGCAATAACCGATGCTTCCGCTGTCGCTGTCGTAATTGCTTGGACCTCAAAATCCGCTTCCTCGCCACTGAACTCCTCCAGGTTTTCCAGGAGTGAATTGGTATGGTCAGAATAAACGCCGATCTGGAGGGTCCTGAGGTCACGCAGAAGAGCGTTGTAATCCTTCCGGGTTATATCCCTCAGGGTATCCCCATCGAGCTTATTCAGGAGTCCTGAGATGTCCTTATCCAAACCCTCGATAACTTTCTCGTAGTTTCGGATCAGACCCTGCTTGTACCGCTCCAGGTAGACCTGATGTCGGGTAGCCACATCGATGTAGTATCGACTGACCCCCCCACTCTTAGTCTTCGTCTTCTTCGGACTCCTCGGACTCTTCGCCATCCTCGTCTCCTCCCGGTGTTATGCCCATATTCAGTGAGGCTTCGTTTTCAATCTGGGTCCTGGCCTTCTTGTCATCCTCATAAGCCACACCAGATCGCTTCAGGTTCCAGCGGTATTCTTCCCACGTTACCCCACCGGATGTCCATTCACTCAGCAGCTGTTGACGTTCCTGGGCACTCATACGGGCGATTTCGAAGTCGGTGTTAAGCTCGAACTCGAATTTATCCGAGGAGTTCATATATTCCAGGGCGTAACCGATCGCCTTCCGGTATGCTGAGGAGACGTTCTGGGCGACAGTGGACAGGACTGAGGATTCAACCACATTCTCCTGGCCCGCTTCAGTGGCTGTCCGTTGTACCTGGGTCTGTTCCACCAGCTTAGCACCCAGTGCAACCATCTGCCGCTCCTTAATTTCCATTGCCTCCTTGGGCATGGTATTAGGGGCCGCTTGTGCCAGGCCAAATGATCCGCCCTGGGGAAGTGGAACCACTGCGGTACTGCCAAGCCTCAGTTCTCCTTCCCATACCTCCTTAACCCAGGACTCAGTGAGACCTGCTGCCCAGGGTGTAGGCTGACCTACCATGAAGCAGGATTCCTCGTAGTCTGCTGAGTTCCGGTAGTGGCCGATGTTGATATGGGACATGTCCTCGAATGGAGGCCGATCCGGAATAGGGTCATTGTTAACCGCCCCCATGAAGCTCACCGGAATGATGTCCCAAGGCTGGCCGTTCCCTTTCCGAGGATAGAAGTCCTGAACCTTAACAAGTCCCTGATCCCCTTCACGCCACACCATGCAGTGGAGGCGAGGAGCCATACCCTCTTCCTGCTCGATTCGGAACTCCCGCCACTGAGTACCCTTCTCAGCCTCGTACCCATCGTCTTCCTTGTCGTACTTTTCCTCGAGTACCAGGAGGGACAGGTATTTCTTAGCTCCCAGGGTAGACCAGCGCCAGTTGATGATCTGCTCCGGATAGTACAGGTTGATAGTGGCCCGTACCTTGCCATCCATCATCTCTTTCCGTGTGGCAGCCCGTGCTGTCTCAGGGTAATCCGTCAGCAAGCATCCATGCCCGAGTGACAGGGTAACACCTGAAGACTCTTTGGTCTGCTGGTACAGACTGAGTTCACCGCCATCCACACTCTCGAGGAGTGGCTCCAGGATAGCAGGCAATTCCATCACTGGATCGCGGTAGAATATCTGGCCTACCAGGCCATCCAGGGTACGAGCGCAGGCGTTATAGAAAACGGCCCTTTGCTTGTATCCAACATAGCGTTCCTTGTTAGCCTTATCATCCTTCTCAGTGTTAGGCATCGGCAGGTATTTGATCCCTGCGTCCTTGACAGCTTTCGGCCCCTTTAGTACATCCCGAATCTGGTTGTATGTAGGAGCAAGAGCTACCAGCTCTGGCCTGCGGTATTTAATACTCATCTGGGCAACCTCATCTTGACGTTCTTCGCGGCTTTGATGTTACCTGCCAGAATCCTATAACGAACCTCGTCATATACGTGATCCTCAGCGTTAGTATCAACATCCTCTGGGTTCTTTTCATCTCGTGGCAGTACTGGTAGCAGTGCAATGGATGCCCGGCAGTGAGACATGAAGTAAACTCCAGGACCCTCTTCCTGTTTCATCCTTTCCCTGACCAGTTCCAGGCCGTTGATCCGAGACCCAGGGGACTTATCAGCCCTGACCCATCGAACCCCATGTTTTTCCATCTTCGTGGCGATAGTGTCCACATCCTGTTGGACTGTCTGGTATATCTGGCCATCAGCAGGACCACTGCGAACATCGCCGTTGATCCAACCCCTTTCCCTTAGGGTCTTTTCAATGTCCTTAATGCCTTTGGCTATTTCAGAAGCAGACATCTTAATGCCTTCGTTAGTACCCAGCTCCTTGGTGCCGTACCACTCGTGAATTCGGATCAGTGACCCTGCAGGGAATGACCATCTCTCCTTGTACTCCACGAGCTTTCCCTTCTCGTACACGTGGCGGATAATCTCCACTTCTTCCCCATTGGATTCTGCCCACCATCCCACACTGAATGGATGAGATGAACCCCAGTCGAATGACCGGTCCACCTTCCACTGCTTGGGGATTTTAAAGCGGGGCAGTATCAGACGATTAGACCAGACATCGTCCAGGGCACCGCCTGCTACGATATTCCAGTCGCCCAGTCGCATTGCTTTGACCAGGGCAGGATCACCTAGACCCTCGAGCCTGTTCTCGTACTCGGGATCATTTTCCATCAGGGTTGGATTATCCTCCAACAGTGCTGGGATGTAAGTCCTTAGCATCCCACCATCGGCTTTCCTGGTCCTGACCACTTCTTGAGGTTCAGCGTAATCCACGAAAGTCCGCTTGACCCAGACATGTCCTTTCGATCCAGGGTTAGAACCGCACAGGATCATTGGGAGCTTCTGTCTGATCTTCAGGTTGGGTAGCAGCTCACGGTCTGGAACATCCAGGCCACCGAGTCGAACCCTGTTGCGAAGGAAACGATATTCCTTCTCAGTGAAGTGAGTAAGCTCGTCCATCAGGAGGACGTGTATCTCAGCACCCTGGTACTTCATCAAATCCTTTTCGTACTGCAGGTGGCAGAGGTGTATCTTGGACCGGTTCCAAAACACGATCTCGTTCTTGGACAGGTTGATCTTGCACAGACCCGCCTGAATCCAAGGCCACAGCAGTGCGGGGAATGACCCCGAGCCTTCCATGTGGTTTTTGTACAGGTCGCCGAAGTGCTTCCGGAAGATATACACTTGACAACCAGGTACCATCGAGCAGACCAGAATGGCCAGTACTCGCATGAGATGGGATTTACCACCACCGGCGGCACCCCCATACAGCATTTCGTTGGCAGCAGAGTAGAGAGCGACCCCCTGCTTGTCATGAAGTTTTATGTCGATCTCCATTTACACCGCCTTCAAACTTTGATAGGATAGGTACATAGTCAATAACGAGGAACATCACATGAAAACTTCAATCCACACCTTATTCGACCGCCTGAACGAACTGGAACGTGCCAACGGCAAGAAGCCGACCTTCTGGACCACCGAATCCAAAGCTCAGGTTCAACACATGATCTCCAAGGAAATGAAGGAATACAAAAAATGAAATACCTAATCCTGATAACCCTGCTTATGTCCCCCCTATCCCATGCAGATAAGCTTTACCTGGGGGCTAAGTCCTACCACTTCGACAGAAGCAAGGACTATAATGAAACCCACAAGCTCGTGATGTATGAGAGAGAAGGGTACGTAGCTGCGTATTTCAACAACAGTTACGATGAAGATACCTTCCTACTCGGGAAAAGACTCTACTATCCCCTGACGGATAACCTAACCACATCAGTTATGGTCGGGGCTACCTATGGATACAGGAGCCTGAGAAAGCCGGGAGACCTTTCCCGATCCAGGAAAGTGCTACCTGCAGTTACACTATCCATTGAGTATCGATTCGGGGGTTTGTTGAACACCCTATTCCTGGGATCGGCAGTTGCTATCTCCCCAGGGGTCGAATGGTAAACGAGAGGGCAGCTGAGGTCGTCTCAGGCTGCCTTATACCCAAGTACCCTGATATACCCTACCGCTTACCCCCGCAAAGGGCCTCATACGCTGCGTTATGGCCGATGACCTGTCGGACCGTTTCGGGGGTATCCTTGCTCGAGTAAGTGATAACCTGGAAGGCCTGACACTCAGTCCCTTCGATTGGGGTCGTCGTCTGACATCCCATGCTCATCATAGCGACGAACAGCATCAGCCCTGGCTTGCTTAGCTTTCTCCACTTGGTCCTGAGCATGTTGAATACCCTCTTTGATAGCGATGGCTTCCCCGGCCTCCAAGAGCTGGCGTTTATCCAGGTAGGAAACCAGGGAAGCAGCTAACCCCAATAGCAGGTTAACCAGACGGATCATCTTTGTTCCGGTTCTTGCCAAAGTTCCCTGCCAGGAAGTTAAGAACCTTCAAAACCTTCGAGATGATCTTGTCATCCGTTCGGGTTGGCGTCAGGGCCGTTATAGCAGTCGCTGCAGTGACCAGAGTGGTCAACGCGGCTAACCATACCGGGAACCCATCAAAGAAGGCGTCCAGCGCCCCCATAATCCCTCCAGCATCTTGTGCCAGAGCCATGCCTGGCAGAAGCGCCAGGATCATCAGTACAAGCTTCATATATTATCTCCTAAGTGAATGCTCCGAACATCCGGCCGAATAAATCCGACAGGAACTTTTTGATGACCTCGAAAAGTGAGGGTGGTTCAGGAGGAACCCCCACTCGGAAAGTCACCGTGTCTGAGGGTTGGCTATACAGGCCATCCGTATCCACCGTTCGGATAGCAGCCTCGTATTCCCCAGGGGACAGGTCAGGGGTAAACGGGGATGACTGCACCTCGTAAACCTGGACCTCTCCACCCACAGGGGAGACGTACAGCTCGTAACCCTGAATCTCGGTAGCTGGCAGTGGATCACCGTTCACCCGAGTGGTAGGAGCCTCCCAAGTGAAGGTGGCCGTATCAGTGTCAGGCCTGTCTGGAATCTCCAGTGCAAAAGCCGGTAGTGAAATCAGGAAAAGCAGGATGTATCTCATATCACTTATTCCTCTTGGTTGCGTAGATAAGTTCAATTCGGAGACGACGAATCTTCTCCTCCAAGTCCTCGATAGTGGGATAGGTCCGGCAGACAACTACCATCATGCCTAGTATAAATCCCACAGCTATGCCTATCCCCAGGTTAACCATCAGTTATCCTCCGCTGCGAGAAGCAGGTTGTGGGCTATCCGTCTTGCCCACCCCTTGCCATAGTGTTCCCAGGTACTGATCTGGGTCATGAACTTCAGGCGTTGTGCCAGGAACCTCAGCAGAAGGTCGTTTATATCCAGTGACCGGACTGCCGCCCAGGTAAACGGGCCTATGATCCCATCATCCACAGTACCTGCTGCCCGTTGCAGCATCTTGGTCGCGTTATGCATCCCGTGGTTAATCGCAGCATCGAACATCTGATACTGCATGGCAGACCGGAATCGAGCCATGCCCAATTTCTGCCACCAGTCACGGTAGTAAATCTCCTTGGCCTCAGCCTTGGTCAGGTTCCTGATGTCCAGGTCTGGATAGGTCATTGCTGCCAGTCCGAATTTCGTCCCCTTAAGTTCCCCTTCCCCAACCCTGCCTGATGTCCAGTTCCCCCGATCATTCGGGTCATCCTGGAACCAGCCCTCGTTAGTGAATACTCGATCGAAGGACTTATTGAACATCGTCATCCTCCCGATCCGTGCTCCTGCTATGCGAATGGGTGGGAGCATGCAGACCAGGGACCTTTGTCAGTACCCAAGCCTCCAAGCAGAAGATAGCCCTGCCCCCCATGTGACCGGCGATAGCAACCAAGGCACCTGTCAGGTAAGTGGATAATTCGAGCTCCAGACATACGTAGATGGTAACCACCCCTACGAAACCACTGATGGACCACTCACCAACCAACTCGACAAGGGAGAACTTCTTAGGGTCTCCCTTCTTCACCCTACTAATGTAATTCACGGTTCCCCCCCATATTGCCAGCAGGACAAACCACAGGTAACCGATTCCTGTACCGACCAGCTTATCAATAAAGGCGCTAATGTTATCAAGCATTCTGCCCCCCGATGGTGATGTTGATTTGTGGCGTCACCTCACCGAGGTCAACAGTCCGATCCTTCTTGTACCTGCGGGCATCCAGGAGATAGCGAATCAGCTTGTCATCGCCTGCCCTAGCTCGACTGTATGCAGTCTCTTCCAATCTGTCGGTTGAATCCTCCAGAGCGTCAGTGTATTTCTCCAGGAACTCCTCGTCCAGCTTCTTGGCACGAAGCCAAGTACGGGATAGCCCTGCCACAGCACAAGCCTTCCGGGTGGAGCCGTGACGAGATAGCTCACTCAGGAATACTTCTTCCTGGTCTCGTTGTACCCCACGCTTCTTGGCCATATAGACTCCCATAAAAAAGCTCCTGGTCAGAAACCAAGAGCAAGACAACAACCTGAGCAGACCCCCGAATCCCCCGTCTCACGGCCAGAGTGGACCGCGATGAAACCGGTCATCCAAGACATCTTAATGCAAATATATACTCAAAACCGGGATTTGTCCATGATTACACATAAAGCCCCCCGAAGCATATCCTCCCCTCGTTTTACCAACACCTTGCTCATGTGCTGAGAACATTGCATGTGATGACGCACCGCACGATAGCTCTTCTTCCTCAGGTAATAGATGTAGACAGCATCCATCTCCTTGGGGAAATCCTGAAACACATTCCGCCACGCTTGATCCATATCCAAGACCACCTGGCTATCCTGACCAGAGGAAGCATCCCTCTGAGCAGCAGCCCCTTCCAGCATGATCTTGTACTCAATGCCGTATGGTTTAAACCCACAGTCCCTCCGTATCTCTGCCTCGTCAAGTCGATCCTTCCACCTGACCCAAGCCCTCATCATCAATTCAATGTCCATGAAAACCTCTTGATGAAAACACAGTAACAAACCGATTCAGTTGTTTCTTGAGTTTTATATTTCTGATCATATTAGCCACAGTAGTTAGTTCCTCATCACTTGAAGCAACTATCATGAATTCGATATTCCCCAATTTTATCAGAGTGGCCTTCCCCTTGTAGCATTTACCATTAGCCTCCCCTTCACCTAATTCCAACATAATTCCTCCCGATTGAAGAAGCGAAGCCCGCCAGGGCGATAGCTTCTGTGTCGCACTAAATATATATACCCCCCTTAGGGGTTATATATTGAAGACCAATCCCGCGCACGATGTATCTATAGACCTATAAAGCGTTATTGGCTATAGGCATTATTGAGCTTATGGGCGTAAGCATGAGCCTGAGACCACAAACGACAACGAATCCCCGTATAAGGCTTAGGCATTTCATTGACCCGCCAGAACCCTCGACCCAGACTCGGATAGAAAGTCTTGTAGGTGTGTGGCTTCACTTGTACAGGTACCTTTCCGACTTCGGACATTCCTGTTCTCCAGTGTAGTGTGAGTAGACCCGCCGGGCGAACGTCTCAGATACAGAGCACTCCGCCGCAATCCTTTTAGGCTTTGCTTTCGGGTGTTCTTGCATGTACCCAATACAACGCTTGTGGGCGGTATGAGTGACCGTTTCAACCTGAGCAATAGAAAACCCCGTGAGCTCTGATAGTTTCTTGCAGGATGCTCCGGGGTACTTCTCCTGGTACTCCTTAACCAGTCGTTTGATGTTCTGCCATGTGGGTTTCCTGAGATCATAGGATTTCTTCACCTCCTCCCATTGCACGTTTTCATGTTGAGACAGCAGGGCCTCCAGAACAGCAGTCATCGGGATACCAACGTCATTCGCGATAGACTGCAGATCGTCGTGTATCCCTGGGGACATCCCGACCATCTTACGAGCCATTGATAATCCTCGCTACTTTAGCCTGCACATCGGGGAACATTCCCCCCTCAGTCATCGCCAGCTCTAGAGCATCCAGCAATTGTTGCTCCCTACCAGAGTGGACAGAGTCAGACATAGCCAAGTAATCGAAGATCTTCTGGGTTTTCTTTTGGACCAGGCCATAATCTAGGGTCAGGGGTAAGTCCTGGTTATCCCGATAGACAGAATACACGGCTAGGATGTCATGAAACTCCAGTTTGATTTTCTCCTGGTTACTGATCCCATTGACTGGGTCACAGCTATCCACACCAAACCGAAGGGCCTTCATGCACTCCTTAGAAAGCTCAGAACATTCCTCAGCCAATTGCGCTAGCAGTACTTCAGATTTATTCATGTTGTTATCCTCCGGGGATATAAGTAGGGTGGGGGTCTTCTATCCTTTGGATAGGAATATCTTCTTTACCCAATACCTCCAGCCGGTATCCGTAGTAATCCAGGAATCTCTTGAAGGTCAGCAGATGAGGTTTCTTGACCCCATGATTCCGCCAGTTATAAACCGTCGACACTGAGTTACCTGATCCCTCCGAAACCTGTTGAGCACAATCCAGTTGTAACCGGCGAATGATTTCTTGCAGTGCTTCATCAGTTGTCATTGTCTTCATCCTTCTCACAGAGTAGGGGTGTTCCATAGAGTTCCATGCAATCGGCCCTACCACCCGGCCAGTTAATCTCCCTGGCACAATCCTCGCAGTAATAAGACCTGGTAGACTTATTGAAATAATTCGCTCCGGGTTTTTGGCAAGCCGTTACGTTACAGCTACCACCCTTAAGTCCTTTATCCGGATTATTGGTCATCGTTAATTTCCTTCATTGCACGTTTAACCTGGGCCAGGGTGAATCGGGACCTCATCGCTATTTTCTCCGGATCAGCTTCCTCCTCCATCAGTACCCTGACGGATTTGACCAGGGCCTGCCATGAGTGCTTCTGTCGTAGCTTCTGGCTGGGGTATCGGGTTCTGATCATCTCCCAATCCAGGTCGATAATGCCGAGCTCTTCAGCTTCCCCTGAGGCCATCAGAACCAGGGCTGATAGTAGCCCCTGTTGAGAAACCCTTTTCATCCGCGCCACTCGGCGTAGTTTATCTAAGGCCTCCTTCCGGATGCCCACCATGTTTTGAGCCATTAACGGTTCCTCCCATCTACCCAAGCCCAGATTGTTGATTCACTCGTTTTACCTAATCCGACCAGGAGGGTCTTCAGTTTGGAAGGAGGGATGCCCCCATGATCATAGAGGATCCGAGCTGCCCTGACTATTTCGTCGGGTATCTTAGCCCCCTGGTGGTATTGACCTAACCGGCGTAGACTGAGACCCATAGTCTGAGCTCGATGATAGACAGCTTTTTCAGTGATGCCCACCATCTCCCCTATTTCCTTTGCTGACAGGATACCAGCATGTTGCTCGATTACCTTGTTAATACTCATATCGTTCCCACATCAGTGAATACGGGATCATTAAACCATATCGGGGGGTCTCTGTATACAGCCTATATAGGCCTATAGATCTATGCTGGAAGGTTTCCGTTTACACGAGACCCTGCAATGTTTTAAGGTAGCCGTTCAATCTGGGAGAACCACAATGAAGAAAGTCACTAAGTTCGAAGAAATCAAAGAAGCCATCGATAATAACCAGCCCCTCTACCTGAAGGACGACGAGCTGTTCTGTTCCTTTACCACGGAGTTCTGGATGTTGTGCCCCCTCATCATGATTTTCAAAAGCCTGGCCAAAGGCGAAATTTACCGGGAGGAGTAATGGAAAACATCGTAACCATCAGTCAGATTGCGAAAGAGCTCGGGGTAAGTTACCACGTAGCACGAAATAAACTACGCCGGAATGAGGAAGCCAAGAAGTACCGGAAGAAGCTAGGTCACACTGTTGTCTATGACGAAGCTGTCATGGGGATCATTAAATGCGACCAGTAGACTTTCTCCATAAAGTATGGGGGAGAGTTTGCGAACCAGGGGACTATGTCTTCCTGTCGATAAAAGACCCGAGGTGGAAAGACTTTCATTTCAAGTGGGATGCATCGATAAAGGGTCGGATAAGGGATTGGCTCAGACAGAACAACCCA